TTAAATTCTGAAAGTGTACCTGTAATAGTATTATCTGTTAAGTCAATAGTTTTGTTTGTAAGTGTAGCAGTACCTGAGGCAGTTATAAGTGAAGCTGTATCAGCAGCGATAGTTAAAGTATTACCTGATAAAGTTGAAGTAATGGCCGTACCACCTAAAACTCTTAGTGTTTCACCATTTGCTGAAATTGTAGCAACTGTTGAACTGTCATCAGCAATTTTAATAGTACCGTCAACTGTACTGCCGTCACCAATAGCAGTATAAATTTCGTCAAAATTTAGATTGATTTTATTAGCACCATCACGGAGATTATCACCTGTTCCGTCGTTTGCTAAAGAACCTCTGTTTATTGTTAGTTTTGCCATTTGCCTCTATCTCTTTGTACTATTTATAAAGTTTTTACGGTGTTGTATCATCAAAAGTTAATAGACCACTATCAAACTTAGTCAATGTATTACTGAATAAGTCTGAACTTGTTCCTGTTTCTGTAGGAAACGCATAATTCATTTTTAAAGTTTTACCAATCTCATTTGAGGTCAATAAAAATATAGGAACTTGTTGTCCATCAAGAGCTGTTTTAGTACCTGTAATTCTTAATGCACTTAAAGCCTGAAAAGTATTTGCATATGAATTAGGATTATTTGTGCCAAAAACTGTATTTGCATATTTATTTAAAGAACCTAATCTCGGTCCTGCGTATGCATAACCACTTCTTACATCATGGGTAACACCTGCATTGTCAACAATAAGATTTCTAGGTCTACTTAAATAATCAATAGTTATATCTTCTCTTGTAGCAGTAACATCTCTTGTGTTAGCTGTAAAAGGATCCCTATAGTCATTACTTACATCAATTGTTCCACCAACTTTTGGTGTTGTTCTTAATGTTGTACCGTCACTATTTGTTCCTAATCTTCTACCAAATACAGTTGTAAATATTGTATTGACAAGTGATAATAATGGAGCTTCAATTGTACCTGAAGTTACACCATTAACAGGACCATTAGCAGTTACAGTAATTCTTGATTCAATATCAACTTGTCCTGTAAAATAAAAACCTGAAGTGTGCATTGTCTTTTTAAATGCGTCTCGCCATTGTGAGATTGAACGGCCTACTTTAATAACATAAGAGTAATCTTGATAGTATAAACTATCTTGTATTCTCATTGTTGTTTCTGAAACTTTTCCTCTTTCACTAATAAATGCACCGTCTGTATCAGCAACTGATACAACATTTACTGTTGCTGTCGCTACATCTAATTTTTTAATTGTACAAGTACCACTAGTAGATGATGTTAATGTTTCATCTATTGCAAAAGTACCTGATACAGATTTAATTCTTAATAATCCTCTATCACTATCAAAAATATCAATTGTACCTGTTGCTGATGATGTGCCACCCGTAACAGTATCACCTGATACAAATGTTCCAACTACACTTGTAACAATCATATTGTTAAAGAAACCTAAAGTTGGAGGTGTGGGTGCTGTTTCATAACTAGCACCTAAAGATACTGTTTTTAATCTTTCAATTTTTCCTATTTCATCACCATATGATTTTAATATTGCACCTGAACCTGATGATGATGTAACTGTAACAGTAGGTAAAGATGTATATTGTCCACCATTGTTTGTTAAAAATATTTCTTCTATTGTTTGTAAATCTGTAAACTTTTCTTGCATTAACACATTACCAGAATATCGGTCACCTTGTGTTGTAGCGTCTTCTAAAACTAATCTATCTTCAACACCTGTAGCTGCGTCTGTACTATTATTTTGGTCTGCAATACCACCATTTACTATTTTTACAAAACCGGCTGCATTGTTACCACCTGTACCTGTATTTGTAAATACTAAACTATCACCAACTTCATAACCTGTACCTTTATCATCAATTACAATTTCTGTTACACTACCAGGTCCAATATCTTCTACTTGAAATAATGCACCTACACCACCAGCAGTTACAGTAATTGTATCTGAAGTTAAGTTTAGTGAACCATCATTTGTAATATTTTTTGTACCAGGAATACCTGAAACAGTTGCTTTAATAAAGTAATCATCATTATCTGAAGTTGTACCTTGTACTGTTTCACCAACTGTAAATGTACCTTGAATACTATCTGCATTTAAAATTAATTGTGTAACAGTAGAGGCACCTATTTGAAAAGTAGATGTGTTTTCAATAATAGCAGTTGCACTAGAAGATAAACCTGTTATTGTTCGTCCTACTAATTGTGTTGCGTCACCTACTGAAGCAATAACTCTTAATACTTTTAGTGAATCAAATTGACCATCAGAAGCTTTTAACAAATTTTCTCTAGGATAAATTGTTTCGGATGTTTCATCAAATAAAATTCTAAAAAACATTTCATGGCCACGAACAGAACCTTTTGACCTGTAAAGTGATTTGATATTTTTAACTAGTTTTCTTTTATCTACACCATTAGCTAAATTTTCTGGAAGAGTTGTAAGAAACTCATCTCTCATATTAAATAAGAAATGGTTAATTACGCCGTCTGGATCCCTAAAGTTAACTAAGTCAACAATATTATTTACAGGATTAGGTTTATAATTTAATATTGTAGCTGTAGCACCTGAAGATTGGCCTACAACTTGTTCAGTAAGTCCAAATTTATCTTGTGCTGAAATAATTAATTTTAAAGGGTCTTCACATTCTGTAATTACAACTGCTGTTGCGCCTGTTGTTTGACCAACAATTGTTTCACCTCTAGTAAAAGAACCTACAGGAGTTTCTTCTAATAGAATTTTATCTCCCTCGTCTAATAATGTTCTTGCTGTATCTTTACGACTAGAGTTTAAAACTAAATTATTTACTTGACCTGTTTCTGATTGTAATAAAATGCCGTCTGTAGCTTGTACGCTTGAAAAACTTATTTCAGCAGACTCTAATAATTGATAATAAGTTTTTAAAAATTGAGCAAATTTAGGGTGGTCAGCAACTACAAATTCTGGTAGTTGACTGTTGAGTATAGTTGAAATTTTTTCATTAAATTTTGCCATTGCTCATTAATAGCTTGATGTTGTTGTATAACCTACACCAGCATCAGCTGAACCTCCTACAAATGCGTCTGGTGTTACAGTAATACTTGAATTTGATATATCTATTTCCACAATCTGGTCTCTAACAGGAACTATATCATTTGAATCTGGCGTAACAGTTAATTCTATAACAGTTGAAGTTGCACCTCTAATATTAGAGATAGACGCCACATTTAAAGAGTTAAGTGTAATTTGACCTGTCGCATAATCAATTGTGCCTTGTGTTTCATTTGCATATGTTCTAATTCCTGAAGAAAGATAATATCTTCTAACATTGCCTTGACCATCATCATCTAAAAACATTTCTAAATCACTACCAGTAACTTTAAAACCAGTAGAAGTTAAAATACCACCTGCAGCTGTATTATGACCTGAATGAGGATTAAATAAACCATTTCTAAAATATATGTCATATCTTGTAGATGAAGCTAAAGTAGGTGTAAATGATTTTCTAATTTTTATAGTTGTAATATTTGACAATACGCTGGTGTCTGTATCATCTATTAAACCTGTTAATTTTGAGTGACGATAAATTGAATCAAACTTTTGTAATGTATTTGTATTGTAATTTGTAATAGATGTTATTACATTTGATTTTAATGTATCAGCAGATTTTGTTGTTGATGATGAATCAAATTTTACTGTAGAAGTTAACAATACTGAAGTTGTTTCTGGATCCACAATTTGAGGAGATACAGAAGCTACATTATAAGGTTTTAATGAATCTACAATACTTTGTTTTGTTGTTTCAGTTAGTGTAGAACCTGAAGCAGCTTTAATACCTATCTTAACAATACCATATCTTGGTGTTTCATCATCTTCACCACCCCAAGCACTTACTGATAATGCATTTGGATAAATTTGTTTTACTAAAGTTTCATAATCAGTTGTTGTCACCGCTCTTTCTTGAGCTGCATAATTTAATGGTGCATTGTGTCTAATTGAATCATTTGTTTCACTTTCAGAACCACCTTGTGAACTTGATACTGTTGAAATTGTAACATCTGTAAAACCACCAATATTTCCTGATAGTGAAAAAGAACTTGCACCATTTGAAACTGTTTTATTTGTAACAATGTATTCTAAAATTACAATGTTACCATCTGATAATGCTAAACCATTTACACCGTCACCAAAATAAACTTCATATCTACCGTCTTGGCCTTCTTGTATAAAATAAACTTTTGATGTAGCAGTAACATTATTATAACCGCCTGCTAATGAATATGTATTTGTTGTTGTATCACTTGAGCTGTTTTGTACTTTAACTAATAAAGTTGATGTGTCTGCATTTGCTGTAGGAATAATAAATTTTTGGTCAACATCATTTACATCAACTGTATATTTAAAAGTAACTAAAGTACCTTCATAAACAGGTACTCCTGAAAATTTGTAAATACCAGCAACTGGTGTAATTGTAATATCTGAATTGTTTACATATTGATAAGAAGTATTATCAACAGTTGTTGTAAACACGGTTCCTTTTGACATTGTAACACTTGTGCCTGTTGCATTGTTAAGTGTAACATCAATAGAAGCCATAGGCGCTCTCGGTGATGATGGTGTGTAACCAATCATCTTTGCTAATGATACAATGTTATTTCTTATATCTGCACTATCGAGATATAATTCGTTTGTTGCCATATTGGCAAGATAAGCTAGATAGTGTGTATTGTAAGATAAAATATCTAAAAGAATATTTAAAGAACTACCTTCAAAATCGTAGTCTTGAAACTCTACTTGACCTTGTAAAAAGTTTTTTAAATTTACTTTGATTGCGTCAAAGTCATAATCTGATACAACAATTTTATTTGCACCTGTAGCCATTTATTATCTTACCCTTTGTAAAAATGTTTGCACAACTTGTGGACCTGGTACACCAACAACATAAAAATAAATATCTACAACTAATCTATTTCTATCTTGGTCATCATCAACAGCTACATTTTGTAAATTAATTCTAGGTTCGTAGTTGATTAAAACTTCTTCTATTTTTCTTTGTAAAAATACTTTGGTCATAGGTGTAAAAGGTTCAAATAACAACTCTCTTATACCACAACCTAATTCTGGTTGAAAAGGTCTCTCATAAAAATTAGTTTGTATTAGATTTTTAACTGACCTTTTAATTGCGATTACATCTTCTACAACATTAACATCATTAGTTACAATGTTTCTACCAAAATCTAGGTCTATATCCCTAAATTTTCTGGAGTTTCTTGTACTTTTACTTTGAGTTTGAGAATCGTATATCGCCATAACGGTAATATTTATAACGATTATCTAGCCGTTTGCAAAAACATTACCACTACCACTTGTCATAGCGCCACTATCTGTACTATCACCAATTCTCGCAACTGCTAAACCTTCTACAAACACATTAGGAGAACCTGCATTTACATTTGCTACATGTGGCGCACAAGGTGGTGCTGGTGGAAATGGGTGCGATACCGTAGGGTCACTTACTCTTGCAATTAAAATACTATTTGCAAAACAAGTGCCTTGTCCTGGTGTATCTAAAGTAGTTGTGCTTGCACAAATATGACCTGTAGATAAACTATCACCTTTTCTACTAACGGCTGGCATTTTTAGCTTTTAAGGCCTCTCTTCTTTGTTCTTGTAAAATTGATTGTCTTAGTTTTCTTCCTATTGGTATAACAATTGAATGGCACATTTCTTTGCCTTTTTTACTGATATATTCTACACTAATCATCTTATCTTTAAAATTACCTTGTACAGCTCTTGTTGCCTTCTTTAAACTTATCTCTTCTTTTTCTTTTTCAACACCATCTGCGTTCCAAAACTTAAATAATCTCATTTTTGCCATAAAATCCTACTTGTTAACAGGCGTATCACATCTACATTGTTTACAACACTCAATTTCGTACTTTTCTCCGAACTCATTTGTCACTTCCTGCTTACAAGCAGAGCCACAATGACATTCATGTCCACAATTTTTGCAATATTCCATTTTTTTACCTCTTTTTTATATTTATATTAGTATTCGCAACTAAAATTTGCAGCTCGCCACTCTGTTTCTGATAAATTTTCTCTATTTTCTAACGCTGATTCGCCGATTCGCTCTAAATCTGGCTTAAATTTGCAATTTTCAACAGTTTTTGAGCATCCGGACGCTAAAAAGAACGAAAGTAGAACAAAAAAAATTAAAAAGTGTTGATTTATAAAGGTTTTTTTAGTCATTTTTTTGAAAAAAGTGCTTGCTTTCTCTATTTAGTTGTGATATATTATCCATATAAACAATGAAAAACAAAGGACAAAACACTATGAACACTTTTTTTAGTTTTACAACAATATTAGCAGCTATTTTAGCTGTTGGTGCAATCGAAGATTGTGGAGGCGCTTGTGCCGGACAAGAAAACTGGATGATGTTTGGAATAATGGTTGCCATTATGGCCATATCTGGTATAATGACTGTATTAACTATTAAGAAAGGACAATAACACTATGACAATCGTAAATCAAACTGCTACAACACTTGACGAAGGAATTAAAAACTTGATGGCTGGTGCCAAATCTGATTATGTAAAATGGTCAACAATGGGTGGTAAAGAATTAACTGGCTACCCTAAAGAACAAGTTGAAAAATGGGATAACAAAACAAAAATCAAAAACGGTAAAAAGTACATTAAGATTGTACAAGATACTGGTGTTTTTTGTTTTATCGTAAAAGAAGATTTTAAACACTTCAAAAAAGGTGATGTATTGAAAGCCGCTGGTTACAATGCACCTGCTTTAAACTCTGCAAGAGGTAATGTTCTTGCTGGTAATTATCCAATCAGATGGACTGGTCCATTATACTTAAAATAATAAC